GAACGCAGGCTGGGACGAGGAGCTGCTCGGGCTGGAGCTTGCCGACCTGCGCGAGGATGGCTTTGACCTGGAGTTGACGGGGTTTGATGGGGACGAACTTGGCGACTTGTTCGCTGAGCCAGCGCCAGAGGCGGCAGGCAGCGGCGAAAGCGGAGCCGGCTCGCTATCGGCTAAGTTCGGCATCCCGCCGTTCTCTGTGCTGAACGCACGCGAGGGCTGGTGGCAAGACAGAAAGCGAGCGTGGCTCGCGCTCGGGATAAAAAGCGAGGTTGGCCGAGATATTAAACCAACAAGCGTCCCGGCAAACTTGCCAGACGGGCATTATCTGGCAGGCAAAGGCAACAATGAAGGAGGCAGCATCTTCGACCCTGTGCTTTGTGAGCTTGCCTATCGCTGGTTCAGCCCGGTCGGTGGCGTCGTGCTGGACCCGTTCGCGGGTGGCAGCGTGCGCGGGATCGTTGCCAGTCATTGCGGTCGGCAGTATATCGGCATGGATCTCCGGGCCGAGCAGATCGAAGCGAACAGAGCGCAAGCAGACGTCGCACGCGATCCTCAGCCGGTCTGGCATTGTGGCGACAGCCTCACCATCGACAAAGTCTGCGCGGACGTCGACGCCGACTTCATTTTTTCCTGCCCGCCATACGCCGACCTAGAGGTCTATTCAGACGACCCCGCCGACCTCTCGACAATGAGCTACGATGACTTTCGCGCTGTCTACTTCGAGATCATCTCCAAGGCGTGCAGCCGATTGAAAGAGAACCGCTTCGCCTGCTTTGTGGTCGGAGATGTCCGCGACAAGAAGGGCAACTACTACAACTTCGTAGGCGACACGGTAGAGGCCTTCCGCGCTGCGGGGCTGCATTTCTACAACGAGGCGATCCTTGTCACCTGCGTCGGCTCGCTGCCGATCCGAGCCGGCAAGCAGTTCTCCAGCGGTCGCAAGCTCGGCAAGACGCATCAGAACGTCCTAGTCTTCGTCAAGGGCGACGGAAAGAAAGCCGCCGAGGCCTGCGGGGAATGCGACTTTGGTGAGATGGCCGAACCAGGCAGCGCCGCACGTGATCACTTAGACCTGGGGGAGGAAATGTGAAGCCTGTCGTCCGCGAACATTCAGGCATTCACGTCGTCCGCGACGATCTTTTCCCCGGCGGAACCAAGGCCCGATTCCTGCCGATCCTGTTTGAGGGGGCGGACGAGGTTGTTTACGCCAGCCCATGCGAGGGCGGGGCTCAAACGGCCCTCGCTCATACAGCGGCAAAGCTAGGCAAACGGGCGACCATCTTTATCGCCAAGCGGAAACAGCCTCACGACCGGGCGATTGAGGCGAAGCGGATGGGTGCGAAGGTCATGCAGGTCCCTTGTGGCTACCTTAACGTCGTGCAGGCCAGGGCTCGCGAGTATTGCAAGCGGACGGGAGCCTTGCTTGCTCCGTTCGGAGTGAACCTACCTGAGGCCTTGGCGACCATCGCAGCCGCCGCTCGTGCTTGTGGAGTCGTGCCTGACGAGGTTTGGTGCGCTTCTGGATCTGGTGTTCTCGCCCGGTCGCTCGCGATAGCTTGGCCCGACGCCCGACGCCACGTCGTGCAGGTCGGTCGCACCCTTAGCTCGAAAGACGTGGCCAACGCCACGATCCACGTCGCGCCGATCCCTTTTGCAAAGGCCACAAAAGCCGCCACCCCTTTCCCTAGCTGCCCGCACTACGACGCGAAAGCCTGGCAAATCTGCCGGGCAAGGAAAGGCTCGGGCACGGTCTTATTTTGGAACGTCACCGGGCCAGCACAACCATGAACTCAACGGCAATATCTACGGAGGAGCGCAGCCTTGCCGGCTTCAATCAAGCCATCGGGGTCCTTTTTGATTTGACGGTAGAAGTCCGGATTGTGGATCGCGTCTTTAGCGCGCAGAATGGAGTCCCGCTCGCTGCCGAGGTCGGGAAATTTTGCCGCGAACTTGATGGCGGCAAGCCAGTCGCCAGCCTCGATAATTGTCATCAGTTGGGAAAGTTTCGTTACCACGTGGCGACGAATGGGCTAACGACATCGAACTGCAAGAAGTAAAACCATGAGCACGGAGAAACATTCCGCCAAACGCACAGTAGGCCGCCCGAAGCACGAGGTGAGCGAGGCCATGACCCGGCAGATCGAGATGCTGTCGGGCATCGGCGTGCCGGTCGAGCAGATCGGCCGCGTGGTCGGCATCGACAAGAAGACGATCCATCGGCACTACCGGGACGCGCTCGACATCGGCCAGGCCAAGGCCACCAGCAAGATCGCCAAGCGGCTGTTCGACATCGCGACCGGCGAGAGCAAGGAGGCGCTCACTGCGTGCATCTTCTGGCTCAAGTGCCGTGGCGGGTGGAAGCCGCCGGCCGAGATGGAGGTGAACGTCGGGATCGACAACAGCACGAAGTCGGCTTTGATCCACCTGCCGCCCGACCAAGACGCCGCCCTCCGCCGGGTGATCGAAGACGCGCAGGAACGAGTCCGCAGGCTATGACCACCAACCCGCACCGAGGGAGCGACTTTGCCGAATTCCTCGCCGAACAAGACCTGATGACACCGACCATGACACCGACCAGCTACCTACCCGTCCGACTCCGCGAGTTCAACCGATGGAGGCGCGGTGATGAGACGCTTGAGCAGCCGAACCCGGCAGACATCGGCGCGACGATCGACGAAGCCGCCGACCGTCTGGAGGAGCTGGAGCGCGAGCTTGCCGCCGAGCGGGCGCTTTCAAACGAGATGGCATCTCAGCTTGAGCATGCGTCATTCACCTACGACCCCGGTGGATGCCAGCAGATGTTTGCCGCATGGAAGGAGGCTCGACGAGTATGACACCGACCCCACGCACCGACGCCATTGCCCATCGAGGCTACAACGAGTCCGCCTACATCTCGGAGATGACCGGCCTAAGCCGACAGCTGGAGCGCGAAAACCAGACCTTCCGAGCAGCTCAAAAGGCTTGCGAGGATTGTGACGCGCCGCGAGTTGATCGCATTGCCGAGCTGGAGCGCGAGCTGGTCGTCTGGAAGCACGAGGTCGAGACGCTGCGAGATCAACTCAAGGCCGAGCATGAGACGGCGATCAGCCTGTTCATCGAGCTGCATGAGCTGAAGGAGAGGTTGAGATGACTCCGACCGAGTTCTGCGTCCTCAAGCTGGGCATCATCCCCTACGTCTGGCAGATCGAGGCGCTGGAGTCCGTCGGCATCGGGCAGTTCTCGTCCGTGGTGGCGGCAAACGGCAGCGGCAAGACAGACCGGCTCGTCGCGCCGCTGATCCTGTGGTTCCTCGATCAGAATCCCAAGGGCAAAGTCGTCTTCACCTCGGGATCCTTCCGGCAGCTCTCCAACCAGCTCTGGCCGGCGATCCGCAAACACCGCGACAAGTTCCCGACGTGGACGTTCCTCAGCGACGAACTCCGCACGCCCGAAGGCGGCTTCGCACTGGGGTTTTCGACCGACGACGGAGGCCGCGCTGAAGGATGGCACGGCGACCCTGACGCGCCGCTGATGCTGATCGTGGACGAAGCGAAGACGGTGCCGGACCAGATCTTCGAGGCCTTCGACCGATGCACTCGCCTGCTCCAGCTCTGGGTGTCGTCACCTGGCGCACCGCGTGGGCAATTCTACGACAGCCACCACAAGGACCGGTCCCTCTACTGGACGCGCAAGGTGCCGAGCAGCGAGTGCCCGCACATCCCCGAGGAGCGCAGGCAGCTCGACCGGATCAAATATGGCGAGGACCACCCGCTGTATCGGTCCAAGCATCTCGCCGAGTTCACCGCCGACGACGAGCTGATGGTGCTGTCACCGGCCCGCCTCACCGCCGCGCTTGAGCGCCAACCGAAGGCCGACGAGTCCGGGGAGGTCGTCGCGTTCTGCGACTTCGCTGCCGGCCGGGATGAGAACGTGCTGGCGATCCGCCGCGGCAACCGCGCCCGCGTCGTCAAGGCATGGCAGGAGCGGGACACCGTGCAGGCCGCGCGGCAGTTCATCCGGCTTTTCGAAGAGGAGAAGCTGAAGCCAGGGCAGATCTTCGGCGACGCCGACGGCCTCGGCACCGGGTTCGTCTGCCAGATGGCTGAGGAGGGATGGCACATCAACCGGTTCCACGGCGGGCAGGCCGCGAAGGACTCTGACGAGTATGCCAACTTGATCGGCGAGGTCTGGCACACCGGCACGCAGGCGATCCACCGCGGCGAGGTCAACCTCGGTGAGCTGGACCCGATGACCTTCGAGCAGATCACGACCCGGCGCAGCGAGTGGAACGCGACCGGCAAGCTGCGGATCGAGGACAAGGAGAAGATGCGGAAGGCCGGCCTGAAGTCGCCCGACCGTGCCGACGCCCTGCTCGCGTGCATCGCGCTGGGAGCGCATCACTCCGGGCTGATGTCGGAGAAGTCGGCGATCCGCACCCGCGGCAATCCGATGGCGACGCGGGCGGTGCGTGGGTTCAATGCGATTTGAGAAGCAATCTGGGCCAGTTCTTTACATCAGCGGAAAAGAGCTTTGAGTCTCAATCTGCTGGCTTGCGTCGTAGCGGCTCGATTCTCCCTTTGGGTATGGTTCCCGCTGATATTGCAGGCAAGCCGACATCGCCTTTTTCTGCGCCATCGACCCACAAAAAAACACGTAGCGATGCTTCCTTGGTCGGTCCTCAAGGTAGAAGTCTGACCCGTATTTCTCGCGCATCCACTCAGCGCGGTTGGATTGCCCTCGGCTTTCGTCCGCCACTGTTGCGCCGTGTAGATGCTCGCGGCCTTTAATCTTCCAATCCGTCCGCTTGGCGCTCAGTCCCGTGTAGATGAAATTGCACGCTTGGTAAACGTATCCGACGTGTCCTTGCTCGGTATCGGCATAGCTGACAACAATTGAAGGTTTAGGCAGCATTCTGAGTGACTTGCCGACAAGCTGGCTGGCAAGGTTGGCTTTTGATTCACAGCAAAGGCGGTTCAACTCAAGAACGCTTGATTTCCAGTCATTGCCGCAAACCCCTTGCCTTAGCGGAGAGCTTGCTGGGGTGCCGTAAGTCACAATCCCGACCATAAGCTCGTCGTCGAACGCTCCGAAAGCGTAGGAGACTGGGCAAAGCCGCTTGGCGTAGTGCTTTGTTAGCATCCACGGGATCGCCTCCTTTATATTGATCGGTTCAATCCTCATGCTGTTGGCTGGTTGACGGGCTGACCATTGCGCGCGGTTGCACTTTTGCAACACTTTTCCACGCTATCGCTGTAGAATCCTCACCCTTGCCAAATCCTTAGTAAGTTGCTAAGGATGCTCAAGAATGACAATCGACGAACGAAAAGGCGTCGTCTGGCCCGTGCCGGCGCAGTATCGCACCAACGACTTCGACCTGTCGAACGTCACGCCCGAGCAGGTCCGCACGATCCTGC